CATCATAGTTTTTCATAGGATAAGGACAGGCAATAATATCTTTGTCAGCTTCTATCATTTTCATAATGGTATCAAAATCAAAGTCTATGTCAGAGTCTATAAACAATAGGTGCTCATAGTTATGTTCATGGTTCAAGAAATCAGACACACATAAGTTTCTACCTTGTGTAACTAAAGATGATTTTAACATTGTAAAACTAACTAATATATTTTTCTTTAAACACTTTTGTTGAAACATTAATACAGACTGACAATAATGCATTGAAACATCACTATGACAAGGTGTACAGACCATAATTTTATATTTAGGCTCACTATCTAAATTTATTTCTATAGTTTCTGGTTCTTCTCCAAACCATATAGGTTCATTATTTTGCATTGATTGCTCCTTTTAAAAAATTAGTCCAGGCCATACTCTGCTTATTCCAATTGTAATATTGATTAGTATATTTTGATTGAAACTGTAAATGTTCTTGTATAATTTTATTATCTAAAGTTATTGCTGCAGCTTCTATTGCATTTGCAAATTTTCTAGCTAACTGTTTGTGATCTGTTAAATAGGGAACATATATTGGAAACTCAGCTCCTGTTTCAAACAACGCACCTAGATTAGTTGTAATACAATACAAACCCCCTGCCATACATTCTAATAATGATATACAAGAAGTTTCTTCCCATATACTAGGATAAGCATACATCTGATAATCTTTAATGTGTTCTCTAATATATTCATTAGATTTATAACCGATGTAATTTACATTAGGTAGTGTTTCAGCTTGCTCATACAGTGTTTCATAAAATTTATGATTAGCTTTATGAAAATCTTTACCATAAACTTCTGTTGAAGAATAAACATCTAAAGTAATTAAAGGATTTTTAACTAGTTGCATTGCACCTAATAAGACATTTAATCCCCTCCAAGGTGTGTTCTGATGTATAATTTTTATAGGTTGACCTTTTATATAAGGTTTAGTTGGTTCTATTTTTTCTATACCATTTTTTATAACTACACATTTTTCTGTTGGTAGATCAAAAGCTATTCTAAATTTTTCAAATGTCCAATGACTATTAAATATATACCAATCATACTTCTTGTGGTTGCCATGGTCCGTGAACCATGGTGCAAGATTCGGTTGATCGTATGAATTCTTTTGCCATAAGATATTTATCTTATCTTTATTAAGAGGTATTTTTTCAGGGACCGATGTACAAATAGAAACTTTATTTAGTAGACTCTTATCTACATATTTATTTAAAAACTCTAATTGTAACTCTGTTCCACCTTTAGGTGTTTGATTCATTGTTTTGATTCATTACTTTCTTTAATGCTTCTAATCCTTTTGGAGATATTTCTACTCTAACATCTTGTTCAATATCATTAACAGTTGTATCTGTGTTAGGGTCAGCTATATCGGCATCTCTTTCTGTTTCGTTAGCATATATTTTATTTTTTCTTGTATTTCTTATTGTGACTGTAGTTGTACAATTTATTTTAAGTAAATCATCTGACATTATCCATTCTCCTGTGATCTATCTATTAGGGCATAACTAACAGAACCTGTTATTTCATTTGCAGTTCCCGCCTGCATCTTAATAACATCTCCTGCTTCTAAGTTTAATGGTCCTGTTAACATGCTTTCTGTATTTAAGTTAACTTGTTTGTAACCTATTTTAACATCTGATGCACCTGCTTTTTTTAATATCAAATGTGCATTTACATTGCTAGCCGTATCATGAACCGCTTGGACACTTCTAACAATAGCGATCGCTGATGTAGATACAGACAACACTGTTGTTGCATTAGTATTAGTTAAATTAAATGTAGCGCTTTTGTATTGTATTGTCATGACATAAAGTAATTAAATATATCCTGCTCTTGTTTTAAGTCTTGTTGAAAAGCAAAATTAAGTTGATTTTTTACAGTATCAATAGATTCTAATATTTGTCTTTGGTTTTCAGAACTATATTCTTCTTGAGGTTCAGGTATGTATACGCTTATTTTAGCCATTATCTACGTCCATCTGGTTTTGCATCAAGTCTAAACGTACCGTAACGCCAAGTTTCACCTACAGCATCATTTTCTATTTTAAGAGAAACTAGTCTTCCTCTAGCACGTGTATCTATTTTATCAGTAGAAGATGTAACTGTAAAAGGTCCAAGAGGCGAACTTGTAGATGTATTGTTTGGATAGTCATTTATAAATATAGTAACTTTTGAATTGCCTGTTATTAATTGGTAGTCTGGTATAAATCTTTTTACAGACATAAAAAATTCTCCGTCACCCCTATAATCAATAGAGGCTCCACCACTTGTTATATCAAAATCACCTGATTTAATAAATGCATTTATAGAAGAAGTTCCAGATGTATTTACCTGATCCGTTCCTTTTTCATGTTCATAATATATACTAGAACCTGATAAATTAGTAATTCCTTGTATGTCAAATACAGGAGTTGCTGTTAAATTATATTCTGTTGCATAAGGCAAATCAAATACTCCTTGGTCTGCATAAGTAGATCGTGCAAGAGAACTAGTTGTCCAACAATTTTCACCATAGTTAAATGAAACACATCTATCTATTTGAGTAGAACTGCTTTTAGGATAAAACCAACTGACTTCGTTATACAAACTATTGTGTTCTGCATAAGTTATCCCTGCAGTCGTATAATTAATACCTAGATTATTTCCCCCTGTTTTAAATACAAAATCTTCAACAAGACACGGCAACATTTTAACTGTACCATCATATACAAAAAAACCACCTTCGCCCGACATCCAAAAGATTCTACCATTAGAATAGCTTAAAGCACTCTGTCCGATCAAACCACAGTTAGTACCTACTTGTCGTACACTAAATGTAAAAGGCGCTCCTATGAATTGAATTATATAGGCAGCGCTATCAGTTAAAACTAAAGTATAATCTTTACCTTGAATAGCACCTCTAATTTCATTACCTGTATCTAATCTAAATGTACCTGAAGTATTTGTTGCTGTTGGACTGTAATCATTTAAATTTTCTTGATCAGAAAATCTAATAAACATTGGATCTTGTGTTGATTTATCTCCAATAGTTGTTTCTGTTCCAAAATGAAATACATGTCTGTCTCTATCGGATACTAAAGTAAATCTACTTGCTGTTGGATTAGCTGATGTAGAAAAACCAGATGTTGATGTTGAAGCTCTAACTGTTCTTGAATTAGTTGCTCCTGCATTCCATGTAAATGTTTTACCATTATGAATAGTTGCAATAAGAACTTGACCAAAATTATCTAAAGACCAAAGACCTGGGTCTAATACTACATTACTAGTTGATCTAGGGGTGTTCCAAGTGCTTGCTCCCCATGTAGATGTTCCCCAACCATAACCAGGGGTTTGAACAGCTGGGCCAACTGTTACATATGGATCAATTGTTCCAGCACCAGTAGCACTACTAGCACCTGCAGAATTTGATGGCATTGTAATTTGAAAAGTATTTGCTTGTGAATTTAAAACTTCAAAAGAATTATCTGTAAATAAAGTAGTAGCATAACCAGAGTTTGTAGGACTAGTAACACTTGAAAAAGTTATATAGTCACCATTAGATAATCCGTGATTTGTTTTGTTAACTGTAACAGTAGCTGATCCCGATGTTACTGTAAAAGTTGCTCCTGTTATAGCTGTATCTAGAGGAGTAATATCAAAAAAGTTTCCTCCATAATATAAAAACAAACCTTTATTTGTTCCAATAGCTGCATATTTTTCTCCTGCTAAACTAGCAAAAGCATGTTGTGCTCTAGCCGCTCCAGGTAGAGTATTCGATGTAAGTTGTGTCCAACCACCTATTTTTTCTGGTAGTCCATATCTAAACCTAACAAAATCACCATCTGTCCATTGAGATTCGGCTCCTGACTCTGTGACTTGTTTATTAAAACCAGGCTTGAAATTTAATTTTTGTAGCATATAATGCCTTATATAATAATTTTATATATAAAGAAAGTAACATAATAATGGACCATTTAGAAGCAATTGTTGAGATAAAAAAAGTAATTTCTGATGAGTTTATAAATAAAGTAGTTCCTTTAATAGACCATAAAGCTAAAAAAAATTTAAAAATTAACGCAGGTTTTGACTCTTCTATTAGAAATGTAAAAGGTTGTCATTTAAATTTTGATACTCCTACAAATTTGTTTTATTGGCAGTTTATTAAAAAACAAATAGAAGCATTGTATGTTTTATATAAAGCAAAATTTCATAAAATGGATAGTAATAAAATTAATCAAATAGATCTTTTGAAATATACTCCAGGTGGTAAATATGAGATTCATACAGATCACTTTTCTAACACCAACAGACATTTAAGTGTTATCATTAATTTAAATGATGAGTATGAAGGAGGAGATTTAATTTTTACTGATCAAAAAAACATTGAAACAAAAAGATTAAAATTAGATAAAGGATCAATAGTATTTTTTCCAAGTAATTTTATGTATCCACATAGTATTGAACCTATTACAAAAGGAATAAGATATAGTATAGTTGCATGGCTACAATAAAACATAAATTAATTAAAAATTTCTTTTCAAAAAAAGAATTAAATGTGTATCAAAAATATTGTTACCATAAAATAGACGAGAACATGTATGAAATACACAGTTCTAATTTTTCCCCTGCTTGGTATCGTGATGCTTTAATGACGTCTTTATTAGATATTAAATTACCTATAGTAGAAAAAGAATCTAATTTAAAATTATTCCCTACTTATTCTTATTGGAGATATTATATATTTGGTGCAATGTTAAAAAAACATTCTGATAGACCATCTTGCGAAATATCTGTTACCGCTTGCATAAAAAAATATGATAATTGGCCGATTGTAGTTGAAGGGACATTATTTGAATTAGAAGAAGGGGACGCAGTTTTATATGCAGGTTGTGATCAAAAACATTGGCGTCCTGGTGTTTATAAAGGTGAAGGTATGGCTCAAGTGTTTTTACATTACGTAAATCAAAATGGTCCGCTTAAACACCACGCTTATGATAAAATAAACTTAGAGGAGAATAAATAATGGAAAGAGAAACTAATATAAGTAACTTTATAGGTGTGTATGATAATTATATTTTACCTGAAGAGTGTGATAGAGCTATTAAACTATTTGAAGATCAAAATAAATTTAACAATACAATAGATAGAATGTCTTCTGAAAACTCGCCTATAACACAAAAACAAGATAAACAGTTTTATGCAAGTCCAAGTAATTTAAATATTTGGTGGGAAGATTTAAAAACAATGATAATAAATTATGATATGTCTTGGAGTCATTATATGCAGAATACAGGCGCAGACACCGCTTATGATATGGATAAATTTTTTTACACTAATCTAAAAATACAAAAAACATTACCCACTGAAGGTTATCACATTTGGCATGTTGAACATGGGAAAAGTTATGAAAACGCAGCTAGAGCTTTTGTTTTTTCTATATATTTAAATGATGTAGAAGAAGGTGGAGAAACAGAATTTTTACATTTTTCTAAAAGAATAAAACCAAAAAAAGGCAGAATAGTTATTTGGCCTGCAAGTTTTCCTTATTTACATAGAGGTAACCCACCTTTATCTGGTGAAAAATATATTTTAACTTCTTGGATGATGTTAAGATAATAAATAAAACTTATGTTTTTATAATATAAATTAATGCTAAATAGGGTTGAACAACTGAGTTTGCGCTTCCAGAAAAATTTCCACTTATAGTATGACAATGAGCAGTACCTGATCCTGCATTTGCAGCAGTTCCACTTCCAGTAACACTTGCAGCATTGTTAGAAATTAACCCTGTAAGTAATCCAGTTTGACCACCATCGTTTTGTGGAACTTGTTGTCCACATTTTGCATTTAAAGTAATACTAACAGGATTGTGTGTATGAGATGGAAGTTGAGCTATTGTCAAATTTACATCACCAGTGTTTCCAGAAATACTTCCAGAAGTTGCTACTGCGTTTGCTCCACCTGTTGAAGCTAAAGCTTTATTACTTGATTTTCCAACCGCTACGTTGTCTTGTAAATTTGGTAGAGTAAAAGTTGATGAACCATCACCTGCACCATAAGTTGTGCCTATAGCTGAAAATAAAGCTGAGTAAGTTGATCTTGAAACAGCTGCTCCATTACATTCTAAAAAACCTGAAGGTACAGCAGATTTTGACCAAGGTACAATAGTTGCTGTTGGAATTCCTCCTACTAGAAGAGTTCCTCCATTTATCATTTCTGTTCCACCTGAAAATAATGCCATTATTAATTCTCTTTAACCTTATCTAGTTTAATTTTAAATTTGTCCCCAGATATATTGTTTATCATAAATATATCGTTTTCACCTTCTTGTAAAGTCCAGTGGCCTTTAGTTCCATCTACAACATTACCTTTTTCTTTAAACCTATTAGTAAGATGTAAGTCACCTGTATATATGTCTCTAAAAACATTATTGGAAGCACCTAAATCATAGGTATCATTTGCACCAGGTAAAATATGCCCTGTAACAGTTACAGCTCCAATAGCAGCGATAGTACCTGTAGTTATATTTCCTACTGAAGTGACACCTTCTAAAACATTAGTTCCATCAGAATATAATATTTTTTTACCTTTATCAGTTGAACTAAAAGTAATACCTGATCCTGAATTTGTTTTAAAAGTTACAGTATGTGCACCTGTAGTATTATTTTCTACAATATAAGTTTTTGTAATTGAATCTGGAATTACTACATTAACATTTCCTGTTATAGTTCCTGTTAGTTTTAATACTTGGTTTTTACCATTAGATTTTGTTCCATCAGTAAAAGATAAAGTTGCACCTGAAGTAACTCCAACCGCTTCAAATCCACCTATTGCTTGTTCTACAATTTGTAAATTAGTATTAGTAATTTGACCCCAAGTTCCAGCATTATCTCCTGTTCCTTGAACTGTGAGTTTTAAACTCGTTGAAAAAGTATTAGCCATATTTTAAATTCCTAAATTAGCACATGATATTAAATTTGTTTGGCAGTGTCAATTTATTAAGACACTGGATAATAACCCGCAGTGGGCGCACTTCCTGTACTAACTTCAGTATAAGTTTGCACTGATCCTGTATTAACTGGTGTATAAGTTTGCACGGGTCCTGTTGGAACTTGTGTCCATATAACAACGTTTGCAGTTCCTAATGTTGCTGCAAAACCGATTCCAGTTAAATTAACTACAGCACTTCCAGTAACAGTTGCGTTACCTTCTTGCATAGCAAAAGCTATACCAGTAACGTTTACATTAGCATCAGCAGTAACCGTTGGAGTTCCTTCTTGCATAGCAAGAGGGATACCAGTCAATATAGGCGAACTATTATTATTGACTAATGATGAAAACGCACTTTGTGCGAAAGCGTTTATACCAAAAGCCATTTTTTAGACTCCTAGCTTGCTATGTATTCTTTACCAGCTGTAACTGCACTATTTGAGGCTGTCATATCTTCACTTCCCCAATCTTCTTTTGCAACCATGATTTCTAAGTGTCCTACATTTCTGTTAACACAATCATTTTTTTCTTCTTGTGATTCACCTACCATTTTTGAACCATCAATAATACCATTGATTAAGTCTACAGAATGACCCATAGCTGTATAGTCTTGTGCTAATTCGTCAGCATTTCTTACTTCACTCATAATGTTTTCTCCTTATTTTGTTGCACATGCAACGGTTTTAGTTTTATCTAATTTTTTAAAATTATCAATAATTAATTGAGGTTCTACCATATTATTTCTTGGATCGCTATCAACAAATTTAGATTCATCCCAGTCTTTTTTCATATGAAAATGCATGTTTTTATTATGAGAATAACCAAACTGAGTCCAACGTGTACTACCCCAAATAACAACTCCATGAGTCTTGGTCGATGCTGAAAAATGTTGTAGACAACTATCTATACTAACGAAACCTTCAGATCCTTTTAACATTTCATGGATCTGGGCCCAGTGTAGGTCACATCTAATTGTACCATTAAAATGCGGTTCGTTAGGTAGAACGCAGTTAATAATAGTTGTATCAGGGTATTCTTCTCTCAACATATTAACTACTTGTTGTGCAAGATAGGGTTGATAATTTCTATTTGGATTGATGTTTGTATATTGAACATTGTCTCCATAATTCCATTTAGGTTGACCACCTGAAAATTGAATCATAATGTATTTACCAATATTATTATCACCCAACCATTTAATAACAGATAATTTATGTTGTTCTGTATATAATTTAGGTGTCATAGATCTATTAAAATCTACACCATGATGTTCACAGTAACTTTCAATAATATGTTGTTTACCAAATTGAAAATTTGATTTATATGGCTCACAATAAAATATATTATCTGATGCCATAATCCTTGAATCTTGTAACGATATAGTTTGTTCTAAAGCTAGTTTAACATCTGGGTTTAGCGCAAAACAATCTATGTAAGGTGTATAAATTTGCACCTCTGATTTCTTTTTTAATTTAGGTAGTAAAGCAGTAAACGCTGTACATTTACCAACACCACCTTCTACGACGTACGTATTAAGCATTATATTCCTTTCGTTTGTTATTATTTATCTTCTAAATCTTTTACTTTTTTTGTCAATTCTTTTATTGCATTAACTAATACAGGAACTAAATGTTCGCCTTTGTATTTTAATCTATCTGGTTGTTCATCATCAATAATAACATTATCAGAACCCTCTAAAGCTAATATATCCTGTGCTTTAAATCCATAGTGCATAGCACCATGTGGAGTATCATCTTCTCTTGATTTTCTAAATTGAAATGAAACAGGTTCTAATTGATTTACAAAATCTAATCCATGAGGAACTTTACCAAAATTAGTTTTATCTCTTAAATCAGATGTTACAGTTAAAGCAACTTTAGCATAAAAATTTGTTACATCATTATTACCTAAAACAATTCTATTAGATTGAGTTGTTACATTAAAAGGAGAACTTGACCTACCAGCATCTCTACCTAATATAGTGTTATCACTTCCTGTTGTAACAGCATTTCCAGCCGCATATCCCATTCCTACATTACCATCTCCTGTAGTAACAGAACACAGAGCACCACAACCTACAGCACTATTATCATTACCAGCACCATTTACTGCATATAAAGATCTCCAACCAACTGCTGTATTTCCAGTACCTGTTGTATTATTTTCTAAAGAACTAATTCCAACTGCTGTATTATTTGCTCCTGTAGTATTATCTAGTAAAGAGTAGCCACCAACACCTGTGTTTACTGTACCTGTTGTGGTTTTACTTAACGAAAAGTAACCAACAGCTGTGTTGTCATTTGCTGTTGTGCTTAAAAGTAAAGCTGCTCTTCCTAATGCTGTGTTAAAATCTCCTGTTGTATTAGTATTAAGTGATTGTTGTCCAATTGCTGTGTTTTCACATCCTGTTGTTGTATTAGCTAAAGAAGCAGCTCCAACAGCTGTGTTACAAGCTGCTGTTGTGTTGTCTTCTAAAGCTGATTTACCTACTGCTGTGTTTACAGTTCCTGTTGTGTTAGTAAATAAAGAATTTAGTCCGACTGCAACATTGTTACTTGCTGAAGTGTTTGAACATAAAGCCTGAATACCTACAGCTACATTACCTGCACCTGTTGTATTGCTTGTCATACTATAAGGACCAACTGATGTGTTATTGCCACCTGTCGTATTTGTACATAATGCTCTTCTACCAACTGCTACATTGTCTGCTCCAGTTGTAGTAAGTTTCATAGCACTATTACCTAATGCTGTATTACCTTCTGGTGTTGTTGCAGTTGTTAAAGCACAAAAACCTAATGCAACATGACTATGACCTGATGTAAGAGCATCTCCTGCTAAAGCACCTACTGCTACATTACCAGCACCTGTTGTGTTATTTTGCATAGCACTATTACCAACAGCTGTATTGTTTTCTGCTGTTGTGTTTTCTTGTAATGCTCTTCTACCAACTGCTACATTCCTTGAACCTGTAGTATTATCTAGTATGGCATTACTACCTAACGCAACATTTTCTTCTCCTGTTGTGTTAGACCTTAAAGCACAAAAACCAAGTGATGTGTTATTTGAACCATTATGATTATTTCTACCTGAATTATAACCAACAGCTGTGTTATTATTTGCTGTTGTACCACTTGATAGAGCATCCATACCAACTGCTGTATTAAAATTACCCTCTGTATTAGCATCTAAAGCATATGCTCCTACTGCTACGTTATCATCTCCTGTTGTATTAGCACATAAAGCATTAAAACCAATTCCTGTATTTTCATTAGTTGTGTTAGATTTTAAAGCAT